ACCGGCCCGGCGAGGCCGCCAGCGGTGGCGCCCGCCAGCCCGGCTGCGGCCTTGCTCAAGGCGCCCGAACCGCCTAGCAGGTTACGGGCCAGCATCCCACCAAACCCCTGGAAAAAATCGGTGCGCGCCAGCGGCCCCTTTTCGGCCGGGCTGTGCGGCAGGTAGCGGGCGACGATGGCGGCCAATTGCGAGGCGGCCTTTTCCACGGCCTTTTGCGAACGCTTGAGGCCCGCGGCAAATTGGGTGCCCAGGTCCTCACCGGCCTGCGCATAGTCGATGCCAAATTTGGCGTATAAGGCCATGATTTGCGCATGCACCTTTTTATGGGCTTCGGGGTGCTGGGCCAGCTTGGTTTGCAATTGCTGTAGCTGGGTGTCGAGGGCCGCGGCCTGCTGCCGCCGCATTTCCTCGTTGTTTTGAATCTCGGCCGCTCGCGCAGCCTCGCGCGCAGCCCGCTGGGCGTCGGCCGCCTGCTGCAGGCCCGCGATGGTGATGGCGTATTGCGCCTGCCGCAGCTGCTCGGCCGCTTGCAATTTCTCATCGTCGGTTTGCGCCTGCGCTACCGCGGCCTGTGCGGCGGCCAGGTCAACGGCCCGCTGCCGCTCATCCTCGGCCTGTTGCAGGTTGGCTAGCGCAGCCTCGGCCGGGGTTAGCTGGTCATAGCGGGCATTAATCCGGGCCAGGATGGCATCGGTTCGGGCCTGGAAAGCCCGGCCCGCATAGTCGGCCAGCTGGTCGAACGCGGCGCTGAAAGTTCCCTGCGATGCCTCAACCCGTTTGCGGGCCGCGTCAAGCGATGCCTGGATGGCCTCGGCCGTTTTGGCCTTGAGCTTGGGCAGCGAGTCGTTAAGCCCCAAAATGTAGCCCTCGATGGTGTCGCGCCCCAGCGAGGCCCACACCAGGGATGGCGATTTCATGTGCAACACACTCTTGGCCGCGTTGACCGGCGCCATTGCAATGTCTTTGGCCTTTTGCACCAGGCTGCCAGCCAGCGATTCCATGCCGTTAATCAGGCCCAACACAATGTCGCGGCCCACCTGGTAGGCGCCTGCCGAGGCGCCCTTGAGAATCGAGGCCACCCGGCGCACGAATGAGGCCACCGCGTTTATCGCCGCCTGCAGGCCCAGCACCGTGACGGTAAACCGGGCGAGGGTGCCGAGGCGCCGCATCGCTGCCGACACCGGCGCCGCGAGTAGGCCCAGCCCGGCCTTGAGGACCGCTGGCAGCCGGGTTAGCGCCGTCGCCAGGCCCGCGGCCAGCCGGGGCGAGGCTCGCTCAAGCCCGGCCAGAATCGAGACGACCATATCGCCGCCCAGGCGGGTGAGCGGTACGGCCAGCTTGCCCGCCACCTTGCCGATGCCGCGGCCGAATACCGCCGCTGCCACCGCTAGCGCCAGGTCCCAATTCTTGAGCCAAAAGGATGGGTCCATAAGCGTGGTAAACGCCACCACCAGCGCCGCGGCCAGGCCCGGCCCCATCGCCCGGCCCAGCTTGACCCAATCGACCTTGCGGGCGATGGCCAACACATCGGCAAACGCCTTTTGCACCACCGGCGCCGCCAGCGCCACGGCCGTGGCGATGTTGCCGCCAATGGTGCGGCCGATGGCCGACCAGTCAACCGCCGCTAGCGCATCCTGCAGGCCCTTTGCGAGGCCCTGGGCCTGCGCCCAAATCCCTGCCCAATCGATGCGCGCCACCTGTGCCCGCAGGGTGTCGAACAGGGTTTGTGCCAGCCCGGCAATGCCACCGACCACGGCCCGGAATTTGCCGGTAATGCCCTTGGCGTCAACGACCTTGCCGAGGAAGTCGGCCATTGCGCTGGCGCCCCTGGCCACATACGGCAGCAACTTGGTGCCAAGCTCGGCAACGATGTTGTGAAACTCAGCCCGCAAAACGCGTAGCGCATTTTCTAAGGCGTGGCTGGTGTTTTTGAAATCGCCCTGAAAGCGCGAGCTTTGCTGGTAGATGATGGCCAGCCGGGCTTGGATTTTGTCATGCTCGGTTAGCTGGCCGTTTACCAGCTTGAACCCCATAGCCAGGCCCTTGGCCTTGACGTTGGCGGCGCTGACGTTAACGCCGAACCGCAACAGCGGGCGCACCTGGCCCCGCAATCCGGCCTGCACCGCGGTCATGGCTTCGGGTACGTCGGTATTGAACACCGACGCCATATCCGCGGCCCGCTTGGTTAGCTCGATGGTTTGTTTGGCGGCCTGGTCGGCCGAGAGGCCGAAGTTTTCCAGCAAGGCGCCGGTCGGCGTGGCTAGCTCATTGAATTGCTGCATGGATAGCCCGGCCTCTTTGGCGGCCTTTTCGCTGAAATGCTCGACCGTTTTTGACGCCTTGCCGAACGTCACATCGACGGCGTTAATCGATTCGTGCAGGTTCGATGCCTCTTTAACCATTTTCTCGGTGGCCACGACGGCGAGGCCGAACCCGGCCACCGCGGCCAGCCCGGCCGTTTTGAACCCACGCCGCAGGCCCTTGACCGAATTGGCAAACCCCTTGGTATCGGCCAGGTACTCAACGACGATTTGCGGGTTGCCAGCCATTACTTACGCCGCCTGGCCGCCCGGTTCTGCGTTTGGATATCGCGGTTGGCGTAGCGCAGCAACGCGAAATATTCCGCGTCGGTTAGCTCATCGACCTGGCGCGGGGTCATTCGCCAGTAGTGGCAGAATCCGGCGAGGGCATCGAGGGCGCGCCGCTCATAGGGTCCGGCTCGGCCTCTTGGAATTCCAACACCACGTCGCCCATTTCCGACCACACGGCCTCGACCCCCTGGCGGCGCAGCTTGAGCCAGGCCATCGTTTGCAGGGCGTCGGCCTCGTCGGCACCCTCGCCGGTTAGCTCGCTCAGCGTTCGGCCGGTTTGCGCCTTTAGCTCGCGCATATCGTTGGGCGACATTCGCAGGTCACCCGCCTGGCTCAGGGTCACCGATTCCGGCATTTCAATGAGGGCCGGAAATTCCAGCTTGGTTACGGGGTCGGCCAATGGGTCCTCCTAATCTCGATGCGGGCGGCCTTTGCGCCAGCCCTAACCAACAGGTCATGTGCGGCCTTGGCCGTGGGGTAGAGGTAACGGCCCTGTGCCACGTAGGGGCGCCCGCGGGTGCCCCCAAACTCAATCCAACCGGCGTAGCGCACCACCCGTTTGGAAATGCCGACCTTGGCGCCGCGCCTGGTCTTGCGCGCCCAAATGTTGGCCGCCATAAAGCCCGACCGGTGAGGCACCTTGGCCGCGGCATCGTGTGACACACGGTTAGCCACGCCAATGAATGCCTCACCGGCTCTATCCCCAAGCTTGTCGGCCAGGCGCAGCGAACCGGCGATTAGCTCGGCCTCGCCGCGGATTCTCACCGGTGATTTGGCCACCGTTAGGCCGCTGCCCCAACCCGTTCCTTGGATGCCTTGGCACCGGTGCCGGTCGGCATGGTGATGCCCTTGGCCGGTTCACCGACAACGGACCACTCGATTTCCACCGTCGAGGCGTCGCCCGCATCGCCGTTAATCGGGGCGTATGGCTTCGGAATCACCAGGCCCGACCACACCGGGTTATCGGCGCCCGGTGGCTTTGACCGGTAGCCCATGACGGCGAATGACACCGGGCCGCCGGAATCGACCGCGGCCGAGAGGATTTCCTCGGTGGCGCCGGGGTCAAACGACTGGTACAGCGTGGCCACCAACGACCATTTGACGTTGCCGGGGTAGTCGGTGGACCCACACATGGTGTCGAGGGTGGTTACGGAAACGTCGGGGCTTAGCTCGACGTGGTTGGCCACGCAGGCCAACTCTTGCAACGTGCCCATCGTTTCATCGGCCCCAATTTGAATCGAGGCATCGTCAAGGATGAGCGGATTCGGAATTGTGCCAGCGGGCGGAATTGCCATTGCGCTGCTACCTCCTAAATCGTGACTTGCACCCGGAAAGCCAAATCGGCGCCCAATAGCGGGATGCCGCCGCTTTCCCATTGCCGTGGCGTTGTGGCTGCGGATAGCGCCCAGCTATTCGCATCCTCGGCCAGCCGACCCATGACGTAGGAAACCAACGCCTCTAGTTCCTCAAACCCGGCGCCGGGGTCAACGCGGCTGGCCACGCATTGGACGTTTAGTTGGGCGTCGTTGAGGCCGAAACCCCCGGCCACCGTGCGAACCTCTAGCCAGGGGTCCCACCAACCCAACATGAGGCAGGGCGGGCTAACCGAATCGGCCCACATCGGCAAAACGTCCGGGTCGGTGTCGGTGAGCGGTGCCAGGGCCGCAGCCGCAGCGGCCCGTACCTCGCCCAGGCGCAACGCGCTGCTCACGCGATGCCCCATTGCTGTTTGAGCGGCGTTAGCGCCTGGGCGTGGCGGGCGAACGCATCGGGGGGTGTCTGCAAAGCCCCCGATTCGTCAAAGCCCACCACGCCAAACGCTGCATCGTTCGCCTTGAACCATTCCACACCGCGGGCGATATTCACCCGGTTAAGCAGGGCGTCAACGTCCGGGTCGGCAATCGGCTGGGCTGGCTGGGTTTTCCAGTCAACCTCATGGTCGATTTCGACCGATGCCGCATCGAGGCAAGCCTGCAGGCCGTCCGTGTTGGTTTCGGTCACGCGAATGCGCAATGCCGCGGCTAGCTCATCGATGGTGGCGTATGCGGGCACCTAGGCGCCGTCTTTCCTCGGCCGACCAGGGCCGCGGGTTGCGGTTCCCAGCGGGACCACCGGCGGCACCAGCTTGACCACCGCGAGCGGTTCCATCGTGGCGGCCAGGAAGGCGCCGATAACGCCAACCTCAAACCCGGCAATCGATGGCTCGACCGCGCGCAATTCCACCGGGGCACCCGGCGTTTCGGCGCACAGCACCGCCGAGGAATCGAACACGGCACCGGTCTGCGGTGCCAGGCCGTCCGAAATCACCAGCTTAAAACCGGCAATCGTGCCGGTGCCGGTCGAAATGTTGCCGGACCCGGCCGCAATGAATACCGGGGCCTCGGTGCCAACCAGGCTTAGCAGGTTGTACCCGCTGGCAATGTCGATGGCCAACGTATCGGCGCGCCGCCCCGATGCCGCGTAGATTTGCCCCGCGGCCGAAGTCAGCGCCCGCATCCAGCTGGCCAGGTCGTCGGCCGCCACCGTCACGCTATCGGTGTCGCTCATTAGCTCGGCACAAACCGCGGCCTCGGTTTCGCGGGCGTATGCCTCGGCCGCCAGGTCAAACCACAACGTCAGGGCGTCCGGGTTCGACCACGCAATGTCCTGCCAGGAGAGGTTGCCCGCACCCCCGTACACGGTGGCCGTTTCAGTCTGCATGCCCACCGTCATTTTCTGGCTGGGTAGCTCGGTTTTCTCGGCCGTCTGCGGGCCTACGATTGGCCGCTGGGTGATTTTCGGAAATGTCACCTTGCCAGCGTTAAGGCCGATTTGGCGGCACACCGACACCACCGGCCGGGCCTTGTTAATCACGTCGATGATTTGCGCTAGGTGCTGGGTCGGCAGCAGGCCCGGAATGTCGGCCGTCAAGGTGTGGGCAACGGCTCGCTCTAGGCGGGCCTCGGCCGCATCGCGGGCGCCCGGCTCGGCCCGGCTG